GGTGGTTCCCTCTCATGACTGCATCTGGATACGTCGAAGCCCCCCGAATCGTGAGACTCGGGGGGCGTGGGGGCCGTGTGTAACTGTACCTACTTCAGTCCTTTCGCGCCATCGGTCCCAGCAGAATCCGGGCGAGGCGTTCCCGCTCGGCGGGCGTCCACTTGGTCCGGCGCCACTCGACGCTCACGATGGGGCTCTCGCTCACGGCGCCACCCGCCCGTTCCTGTTGAAGGCGGCGTAGGTGAGGGGCATTTGCTCGGCGAGGTGGTCTTCCATCCGCTCGGCCACCATCTCGATCTCGCGCTGAGGGAAGCTGGGCTGGGCGGCGACCGCGCTCTGCGTACGCAGTCCGAGGAAGTGCATCAGGCTGCGTGCGTTACACGTCACGTAGTAGGAGGTGAAGATCCCCACCGGCAGCACCATGCGGGCTACCTCGCGGGCGATGCCCGCGTCGAGCATGCCCTGGTAGGCGCCGTACGCCTCGGTGTAGGCGCTGGTCATGTAGGCGGACATGCAGTCGTACTGGCCGGCGTTGCCAGGCTCGAAGACGTAGGCGCCGGGCTTGCCCACCTGCACCAGGTTGCGCCCCTGGTCGGGGACGTAGAAGACGGGCGCCAGTTCCTTGTAGCGTCCGCTCTCCTCGTTGTACGAGTGGCCGGCGCGGTGACGCATGTGCTCGCGGGCCACGAACAGCGGGGCCTCGACGTAGAAGGTGAACGAGGTGTGCTCGAAGGGGCTGCCGTGCCGGTCCCGCATCAGGTAGTTGATCAGGCCCTGGTCTCGGGTCAGGTCGACGACGCGGTCGTGGCTGGCGCCCACGGTGCTGACGCGGGCCGCGGTGGCTACGCCGGAGTCAGTGGCGCTGGCCTTGACGAGCTCGACGGTGACGTCACTGCGGGTCTGGATGGTCATGATGCGGGGGTCTCCTCGTCGTACATGCTGAGCTCGTTCACGTGGTGCACCGTCGTGCCGTACTTGCCTTCGAGGGCGGCGAGCTCGCGCCTCAGCCGGTCCGCCTCGCGACTCAGGCCGAGGCCGGTGTGGAACACCCGCTTGGGCTGGCGTCCGTTGAGCCGGCCGAAGGCGGCGACCCCGTGCAGGGTGTAGACGTTGTTCCGGTCGAACTCGGGGTAGAGGCGGGCTTGGTGGAATCCGTAGACGATGAGCACGTCGTCCGGGGTGACCGGGTCAAGCGGTCCAATGGGAAGCGACACTTACACACCCTCCCCGAGGTGAGTCAAGGCCTCATGCAGGGCGGCCACCGTCTTGGGCTGCGCGCTCTGGAGTCGGGCGAGCTGGGCCCTCAGCCTCTTCACCTCATCTCCCTGGCGTACCGCCTCGTAGCCCGAGGCGCAGTGGCCGGCCCGGCAGATGTCAACCTCGTTCTTCAGGGCGTGGACCTCGTCCACGAACCCGCGGCTGCCCGTCGTCGGCGTCGGCTCGGTCTCGAACACGATCGAGCCAGCCTTGATGGCCTCGACGTTCAGCTCGCCGGCCTGACGTGACGCCTCCGCGATGCGCTGTCCCTCAGCAATCCAGTCCCAACCTGCACTCACTTCGCTACCTCCTTGATTCGGTTCTCGTACGATGCGCGGGACTCGGACGTCAGGTGGAAGCCACCCTCGTCGCACTGGTACCAGCGGGACTCCACCTTCAGGCCCCGCATGGTGCCGCGCGCCTCGCCCTGTCGGCTCCGCTTGGCTCGGGCTCGGCCGAGCGCCTTCTCTGCGTCTCGTTCAGTCAGGAACCCCCGCTTGCCGCCACAAGGGCAGCTCCTCCACTCACAGTTCATTGATTGCTTTCGCCGTTCCCTTCCGTGCCGTCGTCTTCTTCTTCGCCTTCAGTGCCGGGTCGTCCTTGACGAACTTGTCACACTCGCACACTTCGAGGTGGCACTTGCCGCGGCTTGCGCCGTCAATTCCGTGCATCCAGGGGGCGTGTCCACACTCGGGGTTCCAGCAGTAGCCGGGCCACCCGTCCTTCTTGCCGTCGTGGTTGGCGAGCATGATCCCCGACGAAGTCAGGGGCACCACCCTGCCGGTACCTCCGAAGCTCATCTTCTTGGCGAAGCTCTCCGCCTCGGCGACGGCGCCGAAGGGTCCGAAGTTCAGGCCCTTGGTACCGTCCGCCCACTTGTGCACCATCACGAACATGTCCCGCATCTGGAGCATGTCCCCGACCTCCTTGATCACAGCCTTGGCCAGTTGCTCCGGGCCGTCGAAGGTCGGGTCTTCGAGGATGTCGACCACCTTCTTCAGTTCGTGCGCCCTCGGGGTGATCCTGATCTTGCACCTCCTTCGCTCGGCCTTGTGAGTGTCACAGTATCACACCGTCACACTTGCACAAGTTCGGCGACGCCGTGCAGCTTGGCGTGCAAGTCCTCCACCGACCCGTCGTTGACCAGCACGTGGTCGAAGGGCCAGTCATCCAGCGCGGTCTCACTCACGTGCGCTCGTCCGTGCCTGTCCTTGGTCGGGCCTACGCCCGGCCTCTCGACCCGGATCATCACGCCACCACGCTTGGCCACGGCCTCCGCCTCGTTGGGGAAGCGGCAGTCGGTCACCACCAGGCCCGGAGCGTCAGCGTGCGAGGCGAACAGGGCCTCCACCCACACGTCATCACCGAGCACGCGCCGGCCAGCCTCTGTGCCCGTGCGCTGGAGCAGGGACCGGACCTCGGGGTACGAGGTCTTCGCGTAGTCCCAGCCGGTCGAGTCGACGAGCTGGCGCAGACGCAGGCTCCCGGCACCGTAGTGCCCAGGGATCAGAGGGTTGACCTGGTAGAGGAAGTCTCGAAGTTTGTCGGCGAAGGCCGCCTGCCTCCAGCCCCTCTCGATCAAGGCGTTCGCCGCCTCGTCCTTCCCGCTGCGGGCGTAGCCCGACAGTCCCACGATCAGGTCAGTCACGTCAGACCGCCGCGAAGTAGAAGGACTCGTTCAGGTCGCCGGCCTTGACCAGCTCACCCGTCAGGCCGGCGAGCGCGCGGTCCACGGTGACGGCGACGGCCTGCACACGGGCCCGGCCCTCGACGAACGCGATACCCAGGTCGGTGATCGTCCACCTCTGGTCCTGCTCACGCCTCGCCAGGCCGAACCAGGCCAGCTTCGCGAACACGGAGTACTCGGAGTTGGTCAGGCCCAGGTCGTCACGCTTCAGGCCCTGTCCCCCATGCAGGTACAGCTTGCCCAGACCCGAGACCTCGTTCTTGCCCAGGCGGCTGCGCTTCTCGACGCTCACGGTGGTGCTCCCCTCATCACGGCTGCCATCATCAGGAGGTGGGCGCCACCCCACCCCGACCTCCCTTCAGGAGGTTTCGGCATGTCACACTTGCACTCGGGTCACGAGGTCTCGCGGTGCCCGTCGAAGCAGTAGATGTACGAGGTGTCCCCGACCTTCGCCCAGCACAGGCGGTGACCCCACACGGTGCCCCAGTACTCGCGGTGCGCGGCCTTGTTCGTCTTCACCCACGCCACTCTCGCGGCCTGGTCGTTCAGCTTGGGGTTCAGGTACGTCACGTTGCCTGCGCGGTCGACGTAGTACGAGTACCCCTTGCCGTTGCCCTGCTTGCCCGCGTCCCAGTAGCAGTTGCGGTCGTCGCTGTCGTCAGCGCACGGGCGGGTCGGGAGAGGGGAGGCCGGCGTGACAGCGGCCACCGACTCCACCTTCACCTCGTCTGCCGGGCTGGTCGTGGTGGCCGAGCCGAGCAGGAACCCGGAGGCGAGGGCGACGACGGCGACGATCTTGGCGGTGAGATTCATGGTCAGTTCTCCTTGGTGATGTTCAGCTTGGGAAGGGTGATCGCTCCGGTTCTCGGCGGCTGCCAGAGGGGAGGGAGCTCGAACTTGAAGGCCGTCAGCCTGGGGATCTCGTGCGGTCGGGCGACGCCGTTGTCCACGGCCACCTGGTACGTCAGGGCGAACTGGGCGACCGCCCGCTTGATGATCTCGCTGTAGCTCAGGCCCGTCGGGGCCAGCGTCTGGATGTGGCGGGCCAGATCCTCGTCGACCCGCGCACTGAGCTGTCGGGGCAGGTCACTCATGCGGGCACCTGCTCGCTGAGGATCTCGCCCTCGGAGCTGATGATCCCGGCGTCGATCAGGTCCAATGCGGCTCGGCCGTACCACCCCTGCAACGTCCACACCAGACCGCTGCGGATCAGGAAGGCGAAGAGCTCCACGATCTCGTCGATCTCCAGCTCGTCCGACTCGAAGCTCATCAGGTCGATGGCGATGTCCTTCATGCGTCCCATGGGGTCAGCCCTTCTCAATCTCGGTGATCAGTGCACTGGCCAGGCGGAACCCGATGAAGAACAGGGCCAGGTCGGCGTGCCCTTCGGGGGTGTCCGGGCTGGGCGTACCGAACTCGATGACGTTCTCCTTGTAGGCACTCAGGTCCACGAACCGGCGCCACTTCACGCTGGGCTCGGCCGTGCTACCGACGTCGGCCGCGGCGTCCTGGATGGCCTCGCGGTACGGGGCCACCTCTCCGTACTCCTGGACCAGGTCGACCACCATGTCCCGTACGAGGGCGAGGAAGTCGGCACCCTCACTCACTCGCGAGTCGGGCTCGGCGCACTGGGCGAGGCGGGCCAGGGTCGGCGGGTCGTAGTGGTTGATCCGTTCGATGACGTTCATCGGTCACACCTTCACAAAGGTTGGCTTCGTCAGGGACGGAGATCCACTCCGCCCGACCACCTCCCGGTGGTTTCGCCTTGATGTGGTGACAGTATCACACGTGCGCAGCTTGCACACCTACCCGTACCGAACCTCCTCCAGCGCAGCGACCTGCACCAGGACGTCGGCCACGTCCGCGTCGATGTTCGTCGTCTCGATGCCGTCGTCCTCCCGCTCCAGCCAGGACTCCAGGACGTACCACCGCACGTCCCGGTTCACGTGCTCCTGCTTCGGGTCCAGGATCTCGGCGTACGCCCGGCGTATGTCGTCCGCGCTCAGGTAGTGGACCCCGTCCACCTCACGCTCACCACCCCACGCGGTGTCGTCGACTCCCTCGACGATCGTCCACGTCTTGCCCTCGGGCAGGCCGGCGAACTCCTCCGCGGTCGGCTCCGTCGCCCAGTAGGTGATCCCTCCCCCGGCCGCGATGTCGATGATGTCCTGCGCCACCTGGTCCGTGACGTACTTGCTGATCTCTTCGGTGCTGGGCACTGTCGTGTCTCCTGATCAGACGTTGGCAGCGATGCGGGTGACGGCCTCGCTGGCCTCGTACTTGTTCTCTCGGATCGTCTTGCGGGCCAGCGTCCTCGCCTTGTCGGTGCGCTTGGAGTCGCGGACGTTCAGGTCGTGGGTGCGGAACTTGGGGGTCACTGTGGTTCTCCTCTTGGTTCGGCAGGCTCATCAGCGGGGGGATGCCACCCACCCCGGACCTCCCTTCAGGAGGTTTCGC